GTGGGGAAAACAGTCAGGTCGTCAATGAACTGCGCATACGTATTGACCCAATCGCCTTCGGTGAGCTGGTCATTGATGCGCGTATCCATACGCTTTGTTGCCGCCTGTGCTTGCTTGAAGTTAATTGCCTGTAAAGCTGACTTAACTTGCGTTGCACGATCCTTCAAAGCATCGGCAGTATTAAAGCTGGGGAGTTCTTGAAGCAAGACATTAATTGCCTGCTCCATTAAATCTTCGGGGAGTTCCGGTTCCGGGGTAGGATCAATCGTCCACGGCTTGTCGATATTGTTGATGATGATATCTACCAACCACGACGCAGCAGCACGCGCTTTAAGCGCGCACAAGCCCATATAGATATCGTTGTGTGGGCCGAGTAATGCTTCTTCGTCGGGCAGATACTTCATACGCTTTGCGTACAAGTTCCGCACGAGCCTATCAGTCATGCCTACGTTCTGCTTATTCTGCTTCGCGAAGATATACTGACGCTGTACATACGTTGCGAGGTTGTCCTCAAGCTTCGTATTAGTCAGTTCACCAAGCCCGAAGTCACCCAGTTCAGGGGTGTCAACGCCTTCCAGTGTCGGGTCAGTGGCCGCCATTAGACACGGTTTCCTTATTAGAATAGATGATATTAACTACTTCTTGTAGCGCATCTATTTGTGCGTCGAGCTGGCGCTCGCGGGCGTCGCTTGCGTCCCCGACTCGAACAGCAGCGATTGAAGCTGCGACGCGATCTGCAAGGGCTTGGGTGGCGGCTGCATCACGTGCGCGGGAAGCGGCGGTAGCTTTGGCCCCTGCGTCACTATGATTGGCTGGACAGGTTGTTTCATAACGCAACTGCAAAGTCCCAGCAGACAGACTAGCAGGAATGGTATCCGCAATACTAGGTAGTTGTGCATTGAGTAGCCTATCGTATTTTCCACTGATTAGATTATAGTTCCTACGCATCGCATCAGTTTCAGCATCGCTGTGCAACTTCGCTTCTTTAGCTGCGGCTACGTCTACTTTTTTCTGCGCATCCCATGCTGACTGTATTTGGGCTACACCTTTATGACCTTCCGTATACCCCAAATAGACCATGCCGCCCGAGTATAGGGCGGCACAGACAATACCTGCAAGAACTAGCCAGAAATCTTTGCTCACGAAGGCGGACTCGCTGTAGTCGCACTCGTAGGATTCGTCATTTTGATGACGGTTTCAAGTCGTTGCACTTGAGCAGTCAGCGCGGCAATTTGGTCTTTCATCCCGCGTATCTGGTCTAGTGCATTATCACGTGAAGCTGTCGCGGCATCAGCTCTAACGCGTTCTGCGTCCAGCTGCTCTTTGAGCATATTGATTACGTCGAGCTGAGCATTAACCCCTGCCTGCCCCAACTTATTATTCTTGAACCACTGCCAGAAAGCAATTACTGCTGTGCCTACTGCCCCACCGCCTGCTACGAACCACGCGATGAGATTGTTATCCGGTGGTGGTACTACTGGTGCAGCCATCGAAGTTTTCCTTGGCAATCGCGTAGTATCCCGGCCAAGTAAGTGCTTTAGGCTTACCGGGACGCCAATTCCGTATGTAATAACGCCAGCTACCATCTACGTCACCTACTGCTGGCAATGCACTCGGGTCGGCAAAGTAGAGATACCGTGCTAGACCACACGCCAGACAATCGTTTTGGGGTAGTGCGATTGCAGCCCATACGGCTGCTTCGTTTGGTTCGACGTTAAAAGTAGCGCATAGTTCTACTGCGAGTGTGCGCGTCACATCCGATGTGAGCACGCCGTGGACTCCGCCACCACGCTCCATTTGCCAGAAACTATGTGCCGGGCCGTTGCCGTCCTGAACCCTGTCCATGAACCTTGATTCTTGCAGCCCTGTCGCTGCAAGCTGTATGCGTGCCTGTACCGAATCGAACTTTGGGCCGAGATACAGTTCGTACGTACGGTTAATTACCCACACACCGTATTCAGCACCGTCCATCGCCATGTGACTTCCTAGCTCAAGGTTTGACCGTAACGATCTGACGCGGCCCCGTCAAGCCCATAGGAACGGCTTGGCTTGGGGTTTGACCTCGTTATCGCCCACGGGCTTGTTCACCGGCTTGCCGGCTCCGTATCGCGCGTACATGCACAGGTATTGCACGGCATCGGCAATATGGCTGTACTCGTTCTTGTCAGGAATATCCAGCACACGTCCTGAACTATTCCTCGTCTCTTTGTAGACGTAGCCTGCACCCAATGCTTCACGTGTATGCAGCAAGTGAGGCGAGAGTACGAAACCCTCATCACGTCCGAGAAAGAAATCTACGGCTTCCTTACGCTTTGCGAACACATTAGTCGCAGCAGGATACGCCGTAATACCTCGTGAGTTCATGATCTGGAATGACGTGATCTTTGTCTGCGCCGACCGACCCATACCTGCCGGGTCACCACATGCAATGATCTTGTAGCCATTGTACTTCGTGCGTATCAGCGGTAGTACATACTGATCGAGAAAGTCTTCCAGTGACTCATCTGTCGCTGGCAGTTCATCTAATAGTACCAGCCCCTTGAAGTTGAGCTGTCCTATAATCACACCCGGCGTCAGACCATAGTCGATTCCAATCAATACCGGCGTCCCACGCATCGGCAATAGAATCTCTTTGGCGACGTGCTTCATCTCGCTGAACTTGCTAAACACCGGCTTACCCTTACGGGTCATACCGTACTCACCCGCCAAGTTCACGCGAATATGCTCATCACCCAATGCGAGCTGACGGTCATAGTAGTCCGCACTCAGGTTTGTAAGATTCTCGGCATCCGGGTTAAGTAACCACCGCTCACCATCCCAGTACACCGCAGCTGGCTGCTTGTACTTACGCCAGCCACGCGGTGTCTCGCCTGTCTCGAACTTTAGGTAGCACCAATGCGTTGTTCTCGGAGGGTTACTATCGCAAATCACCCCCGGCTCTGTCGCACCATAAAGCCGCTTTCCTTCGCTATCTTTGAGCGTCTTCGGGTAACGATCAATACGGCTAATCAAACCTTCGATAATCTCAAACGGAATCTCGCGCGCTTCGTTAATATACGCCCCAGTTAGTTCCAGTGACAGAAGCTTACTCACGTCGTCTGGCGTATCCAGCGCCATGAAGTACACTTCCAACTCGACTACTGTGCCATCTGCCATCTTCTGTTTGAATGTACAGTTGATTGGCATACTGTAGACGATGGGTGCAATCGCGTTCGGCACCCACTGTTGCCATGTCTTGATCGTAGTCGTCTTTAGTTCAGGGTAGGTGTTACGTACAATCGCCCACCGCGACTTCCGATAACCTTGGTCATCAGGCTGCTGTCGAATAGCCCGCATGAGGATTTCCATCATGCACGCTGTCGATTTGCCTGATCCTACTGGGCCTTCAATGTACTGAACATCGAGTCCACGATCATTATGTAGACGCGCCGGTGTCGGCTCCGCGTCATACTGCATTAGCTGAGTTGCCATTATCCGCCCCAGTTTTCTGTGTCGGTATCGCGGAGAGGCGTGTCGAGCGCAGTGATTTGGGTTGCCATTACAGGTCCAAGTCCTTGGGAATTTGTACTGGCGCAATCGCCTCGAAGTCTGAGTGTATGCGTTGAAGATGATCTGGCGGTCGATCCAACTGGAACGGATTTAATTCTTCGAGATTAAAGCTCACGCGGGGTAACGCTAGTGGGTCTTCCGGTATCGGCTGCACCGGGCGATCTGGTTCCTGTGTCCGTGTGTTGAGTTGGATCGCAGCATCTCCGCCAACATTGAACACGTAGCTGACAGCATAACCTTGCCCCAAGTCTCCGGGCTGGTTGCCGTAGGTCTTCTTGTCTTTCTTACTCGCCATCCATCGACCATGCTCAATCATGGCCTTGGCTTTGTCCAACTCGAACTTGTTTGTGGCTGTCTTGAGTAAGCGCTCTCCATTAACGAGATAGCCTTCGGCACTGAGGACACTGGCTTCCTCAATTGCTGCTTCGTGACCTTCGTGTTCGATCCAGTGGCGTATAACTGTGAGCGGAAGATTGAGTTCTTCGGCTACTTCTAAGATCGTACTGCCACGGTAAAGATGTTCCTTGATCGGCAGCAGGCCCACGTCATTCAAGAACGCGAACGGATTGCCTATACCACGCCACCGGGCGAGCTTCGCACGCTGCCTTATCGAGTCGTTGAAAGTGGCTGGTGTCTGAGGGTCTAGTTGCATCGTCTACAACGCCTACGTGAGTGCGGGCCAGAATAGTAGTTCCGGGGACAATTTTCAAGGGCGGTAGAAATTTTTAGGTGAGTGATATTTCCGAAGTATGCGCGGCGGCTAGATTTTGGAATGGTGTCTGGTATGAGGGTGACAGGGTGTGTCGCGATCAACGGGAGGGGGATCGAGTTCGCCGGGTCCGGTATGGGGGTCAAGCCGGCATGCCTGTAAGCTATTGATTCCCGGTCATATTTCACAACTAGCATTTAATCTGCTATAGTTTTG